TACCGCGCCGTCATCGGCCACCGACGCTCGGCCGCCGCGGCGCTCGCGGGCCTGATCGTGGTGCCGGCGATCGTCGACGACGGTGGCCTCGACGAGCGCGCCCAGCTCGAGCTGATGCTCCTGGAGAACATCCAGCGCTCGGATCTGACCCCGGTCGAGGAAGCCCAGGGGTACCAGGGGCTCCTGGACCTGGGTGCGACGGTGGCCGACGTCGCTCGCAAGGTTGGCCGCTCGCGTGCGACCGTCGAGAGCCGGCTCACGCTCGTCACGCTTTCCGAGAGTGCCCGCACGGCGGTGCACACGCACCAGGCGACCCTGGTTCAGGCCGAGCGGTTGCGTGAGGCGCTCGAGCACCCGCTGATCGCGAAGAACAAGAAGAAGGTCGCCGAGCTCGAGCAGGCGTTCGGCAAACCGCAGTTCGACCACGTCGTCCAGTCCGCGCTCTCTCGCGCGAAGGCCGAGGCCGAGCACGCCGAGGTGGTCGCCGAGCTCGAAGCCGCCGGCGTGCCGATCGTGAAGCACTCGCCCCAGAGCTACTCGTCCGTCCCGCCGGGCGTGAAGGCGCTGAGCGAGCTGTCCGCCACACCAGCAGTCTCAGGGAAGCGGACCCCGGCGGCGATCACCCCGGAGGAGCACGCCTCCTGCCCTGGACACGTGGCCTTCTTCGACCGCTGGAACGAGCACAGCGCCCCGCAGTTCGGGTGCACCGCGGCGAAGAAGCACGGCCACTTCGACCGTCACACGGTGCCCAAGCCGCCCCTGTCGGAGAAGGAGAAGGCCAAGGCGCTCGCCGAGAAGCGCCGCGCCAAGGAGAACGGCCAGGCCGTCACCGACGCCGAGGTCGTCCGCCGCCGCTTCCTTCACGGCCTCCTCTCGAGCTCGAAGACGCCCGCGACCTGCGAGACCTACATCGCCCACGTCCTGCACACGAGCCCGCACGGGAACTACTCCAGCAACTACGAGGAGGGCACCCTCACCTACAACCTCGTCTACGGGGACAAGGACCCGACGCTCGTCGACGAAGCCGCCGACATCGAGCGCCCCGCTCTCGCGCTGCGGCACCTCCTCGCGCTCGCGGTCGCCCGCGTCGAGGTGCTGATGGACAAGAAGTACTGGCAGTTCACCGCCGCCTTCTACGAGTCTGCACGGTTGATCGCCCGTCACCTCCGCCAGCTCGAGTCGTGGGGCTACGAGCTCGCCCCGGTCGAGACCGAGTTCGTGACCGCGGTCGAGGCGGCCGTCGCGAAGCGGGGGGCCTGATCATGACGAAGCTGCGTGGCACTCTCCCCAAGGGCGAGGCGAACGGCCTCGACTCGATCGCTCGCGAGCTCGTGCACGACCCGGACAAGAAGGTCGTGGTCGTCGCGGTCCTCGACTGCTACAAGATCGTCACCGACGTCGACACGGGCGAGGTCGAGCCCACGGCCCGGATCATCCGTATCGAGCGGCTGCTCTCGGAGGACCTGCCGGCCGCCGAGCGGCTGTTGCGCCGCGCGCTGGAGAAGCGCTCGGGTTCGACGACGCTGCCCCTGGACCTCGAGGACGAGATCCGCGAGATCTTCGGCAACGGCGCAACCCTCGACGTCAAGACGGGCGAGCTGACACTGCCCAACGACGACGACGAAGGCGACGCGTCGTGACCCGCCCCGAGACCCCGCCGTACGTCGGACCGTGCCGACCCAACGCGCTGTTGCAGAACATCGGCCCCCTCACCGTCCTGTACCGGGGAGGTGCGTTCCGTGGTTGAGCTGGTGCCTTCCGAGGACATCGAGGAGATCGTCGGTGTGGAGCGTCACGCGACAGAGCACTTCGCGCGTGCGGTCTCGGCCGAGCAGAGGGTGTACGTGCTGCACTCCAAGGCGTGCCTCGACTCTGGGGTCGACCTGCGCGAGTGCGAGTACTCGGTCGCCCTGGACCGTGGCATCGAGCACTTCATCCCGTGGTGGGGGTGGCGGCGGGTCCAGGACCAGCCGGTGCGTGTCGAGGTGTACTACGGCTATCTCGTGCCCGAACGCGCTGCCGTCACCGAGCGTGTGCGGGAGCGGACGCTCGCTCGTGCCCACGCCGTCATCGAGTACCCGGCAGGTGACGCATGAGCGCCCACCTGACCCCCGAGGACCGTGACGCGCTCGCTGTCGGCTACGAGCGCCTGACCGTCTCCCGTCTCGGCTCGTCCGCGTGGCGCGAGGCGGACCGCGACCTGCTGGCTATCCGCGCGCTTGTCGCGGAGGTCGAGCGGCTGCGCGAGCGCATGCGTGCCACCGACCGGCTGGCTGCCCTCGGCGCGGACCTTGACCTGCTTGCCGACGTCGCCGCATCCGGCATCCCCGCCGACGTGCTGCGCCCGGTCCTGCGCGCACACATGCGCGGCGCGACCGCTCCCGCTCCCGTGTGGGACGAGGACGCCGTGGTCGAGGCAGCGACGTGCGCTGTGCAGCACTCCCGCGAGTTCGCCGCCGGAGCGGCCTTCGGCATCCCGCTCGACGCGAGGGAGAGCGCGGCGACGGCCATCGCGTCCGCCGTCCTCGCTGTCGTCCGTGAGCACCTGCCCGCCCTCCCCGTCACTGTCCTGCACCGGGGCGGTGCGTCGTGAGGTACACGCTTCGCCCCCTGTCCAGATGGGACGGCCCCCGCACCCCTGCGTCCCAGCGGCGTTCGCGGTGGACGTTCAAGGCGTCGTGGGGCGACACGCTCGCCCTGCTCGAGCGTGAGCTGTCCTACCTCGACGCGCGCGACGTCGTGATCGAGGCCGACTTCCGTGAGCAGGACCTGCGCCTTGACGGAATGCCCCGTGCGAACGCCCGCCAGCCCGAGGACCCCGCGATCCGGGTCTCGTTCACCTCCAAGCACGGCCCGTTGGTGTACGCGTCGGACTCGTGCGCGTACTGGCAGCACAACGTCCGCTCGATCGCTCTCGGCCTCGAGGCCCTGCGTGCGGTGGACCGGTACGGGATCACGCGGCGCGCTGAACAGTACGCCGGGTGGCGTCAGATCGGTGCGGGACCGTCGATCGTCACCGAGCCGCCGATGGACCGTGAGCGGGCTGCGCGGATCCTCATCGAGGCCGCCTACCCGGCCGGAGGGGATGAGCGTGAGCTCGCCGCCCTCGAGCGCGAGGTCGCCCTCGATCGCACCGTGCTCGACGTCGTGGCTCGCCGCGCGCAGCGCTACACGCACCCCGACATGGGCGGGTCCGCTGAGGCGTTCGACCGTGTGCAGCGTGCGATCGCGTTCTTGCGGGGTGGCGCCCGGTGAGCCAGCTTCACGACGCGCTCGCTCTGGCCGCTCGGCTGCACGAGCGGGGCGCGGTCACCTACCGGGAGTACATCGAGCTCCACAAGGCCTTGACCGCAGCCCAGGCCCAGGCCGAGCACACGGTGACACTCGAGTTCAGCGACCACGTCAACGGAACGATGACGTGCCACGCAGCACCAGACGCGGACTGTCGCCGCTCCTACTACGACGACGGTCACGAGCCTGAGTCCTACGGCGGCGACTACCACCCCACTGCGGCGTATAACGAGGCACCGGCGTGGGACGAACTCGTGATCGGCGGGCCCGTGATGTTCCCGATCTACCCGTTCCGCGCCGCCGACGCCGAGGACTGCTGGGAGTACTCCCTCTCGCCCGGGGACGGTGCGTCGTGAGGTACATGAGGGTTCACACGGTCCGGTTCCTGCTCACGGCCGACGTGCTCGTCGACGTCGAGGCCGACGACGTCGCCCAGGCCGACGAGACCGCCGCCCAGCTCGCGTTCGAGGCGATCGAGCGACTCGACACCACGGTCGGCCCCGTGCGGATCATCGCCACACGCGACGACCTGCGCCCCGCCGAGGACGAGGACGGCGCGTCATGACGTCCACGCTGCCCCACGCGCACCACGCGTTCGTCCTGCTCGACCCCGTGCAGGACTACGAGGAGACGATCACGATCCTCGGCGTCTACGGCTCCCTCGACGCCGCCAAGACCGCAACCTCCGCACACCGACGCCGCCCCTACGCGAAGGGCGGCGTCTACGAGTACTCCCCGTCACGCGTCACGCACATCGAGCACCGCGCAGGCGACCAGGTCCTCGCCCGCTGGGAATACGACCCCGAGAGCGGCTGGCGCCAGATCGAGGTGACGCCATGATCGCCCTCGCCCTCACCTACACCTGCGACACACCCGGGTGCCGCACCCGCATCGCCACCCCCGAGCACCACAACCACCGCCGCGCCCGCCGCTACGCCACCCGCCACGGCTGGACCTGCATCCCCCGCGTCGGCGACTGGTGCCCCCGCCACCCTCACCACGCACCCGCACCCCGCACTCGCGGACGGGGACGCTCATGAGCCTCGACACCGACGTGGACCAGCTCGAGGCGATCGACCTCTCGGCCGAGCTCCCGTGTGACGTCCGCGCATGCGCGCGCCCCGCGGAATGGCGCGGTCGCGCGTTCGGATGCCCCCGCAGACACTCCTGGGTCTACTGCGATGGCCACCGCCGCTACGTACTCGACCTCCTCGCTCAATCTCGTGCGATCGCCGGACCTCGACTCACCGTTCGCTGCGGAGCGTGCTCACACCCCACGCCCGCGCCGTACATGACCTGGAGCGTGCTGTGACCGCCGACGTCGACTACGCCCACACCGCCCGGGCCCGCGCGCACCGTGAGCGCAAGGCTTCCGCGCTCGCGGCCGCGTGCGCTCGCCTGGGTGTGTCGTCGTCGGGCATCGCGGTCGGCGGTGGGCGCCGGCGTGAGGTGTGGCGGGCCGCTGGGCTGACGCGCGCGCCGTCGGAGGAGACGTGGTCGGTGGTCGCGGCGATCCTCGGCCCCGACGTTCCCGCCCCGGCCGCGGTCGCTGCCCGACCACGCACCGTCCGGCCCTCGGGTTCGGGCCCGGGCCGGTGCCGGCACGGCCACGACGCGCCCTCGCGCTTCTACATGGGCGGGTGGTTGTGCGCCGAGCACTCTCCGGCCGCCACGCGCACCTCGACGTTCCGGGCGGCGCCCGCCGCCGTGGACGCCCATCGAGCTCCGAGGGGAGGTGGTCGAGGTGGATGAGCGGTGCGGCTCCTGCGGAGGAGCCATCAATCAGCAGACCGGCGAGTGCCGGTGCAGCGACTAGCCAGATGGAGGACCTCGGCCGATGCCGTGGATCAGGAGCGGTGACAACGCCGCGACGTACCCACCCCTCATGTCGATCGCCGGCATGAGGGGCGCCGACGAGCGCACCGTGAACGAGGCGGCCGGGTTCGTGTTCCGCTGCGCGTTCCAGTCCGGAGCGCACATGACGGACTACCTCGTCGACGTCGGCACCGCCTACATGATCGGCGGGGCTCGCACGGACGAGCTACTCCGACTGTGCCAGCGCGCCGGGATCTTCACCGAGGTCAAGGACAAGGGGCTCCGCTACTTCAAGCTCATCGAGGACCCCGAGTTCATCCACATCCGGCTCCGCAAGGAGATCGAGTGGGAGCGGCAGCAGCGCAACGACACCCGAGACCCGGGTCTGCGCGCGCCGGTACTCCTGCGCGACGGCGACCAGTGCCGCTGGTGCACCAAGCGGGTCGAGTGGCGAGGGCGCACGACCAACCGCACGGGAACGCTCGACCACCTCCACCCCGGCCAGCCAGGCACGGTCGAGACGATGGTGGTGGCGTGCAAGGCATGCAACTCTGCGCGCCAGGCGAACCCGCAATGGGAGGCCGACCACCCGCTGCTAGCGGCCCCCAGGGCGCCCTTGTACGGGCGCTGGACGGCCGAATACCTCACGGAGAACGGCTACCCCACCGAGCCCAACATCGGGCCCTCTGACGCGACGCAGCAGCCGCAGGCGCGGCCGTCTGGCGCGGACACCGCACCCGAGCGTGTGCGACCCGCGACGACGGCCAGCGACGGGCGCGCGACCAGCGCGGGGCCCGACCACCCACCCCCCAAGAAGTCCCCCGATAAGTCGAAGGGGCGCTCCGACAGAACTAGTTCTGCCGGGTCGGGACAGGTCGGGTCGGTTCTGGGTAGTTCCGGGGTGGGGTCGGGCTCGGGTGAGGGTCTGCCGCAGCCCAAGCCTCGCCGTCGTGGTCGTCGTGGAGGTGGTGCTCGATGAACGCACCCGAGGTCCAGTGCCGGCACTCGTGGGTCTGGGCTCCTGACCAGCCTGGGCCCCGGATCCGGTTCGTGTGTGAGTGGTGCCCCGAGGAGGCTCCCCAGTGCCGGCACTGCACGCGTGTCGTCTCGGGGAACCTCGCGGTCTGTCGGGCCTGCGTCACGTACGCCCATCGCGTCGTCGACGGGATCACCGAGGCGCTCGGCCAGATCCCGGACCCGCACGCGACGATCCTCGGGTTGGCGCCGACGGGAGGTGCGATCGGGTCGAGCGCGCAGGATCGCGAGGCGCTGCCCTTCGGCTTGGATGCGGTGTTCGACGACCCGGACGTGACGGGCCTCAACGGTGTGCGCACACCGCGCGGGCTCTTGCACGTGCTGGTCGAGATCGCGGAGGACTGGCTCGAGCACCGCGCCGGCGTGCGTGACCGCGCCGGCCTCGTGCCGGGCAAGGAGGACGTCGACGTCGACGACGTCGCACCGGGCCAAGCCCTGGGCCTGGTGCGCGCGCTCCTGCTGTGGGCGCTGCAGACTCACCCCGCCTGGCTGGAGCAGCTGCAAGCGCTCGAGGCGGTGCGGGCCCATGCTCGGCACCTCGCTGGCCTCAACCCGCTCGTCGAGCCCGTCCCGTGCGTGTATTGCCACGGGAACATCGTGCGGCGCTGGACGGTCCACGGCCTCGACGACGAGCACGTGTGCACGAGGTGCGGGCGCACCTGGCCGAACGCGGCCGCGTACTGGTTCGTCGCACGGCAGGCGCTGCACTCCCTCGCCGTCACGCACCCTGACTCGCTGGTCACGATCGAGGAGGCGCGCCGTGTGCTGCCGGCGGTGCGGGCGGGCACGATCAGGGTCGTGCTGCATCGCGACCAGAGGCGCGACCCGGAGGCACGCCGGCTGCCCGAGCGGGGCCGTGATGTGCGCGGGAACGTCCTGTACCGCCTGGGTGACATCGCCGCCCTCGCTCGTGACGACACGCCGGGCCCTGAACCCGTGGCGGCGCACCAGGATGACGGCGTGCTACCGTAACGCACGAGAGGGCACAGGTGTGCCCGTAGGCCCCGCTGGGAGGATCCCCCGCGGGGCTTCGTGCTTCCCGGGTGGGGAGCGCATCCGGCGGACGCCATGACCGCGGGTGTGAGTCGCGGCCGGGTCTACGGGAGGCTCGGCCGCGACGGCCCTCGGGGGTAGGCATCATGAGTGTGCTCACGGTCGAGGAGCTCCGCGCGGTGCGCGGCTCACGTCGGTGGAAGGCGCTCGTCGTCGAGCTGTGTCCTCCGGGCTCGGTGTGCGGGATCTGTCTCGGGCAGCGCGGGCCCATCCGGTTCGGGCTGCGCGCTCGTCACTCGCTAGGGCCGAGCCTCGATCACATCGTCTCCCCCACCCTCGGTGGCGACCCCTGGGACCCGTCGAACCTGCAGCCCGCGCACTTCGGGTGCAACTCCGGTAAGCGCGACCGGCTGCCGCCGTCGAGGTCGCTTCGCGGCTGGGTCTGGTGAGTCTTCCTTACCCTTCCTTCGACGCCCCTCGCGCGACCCGCTCTGAGCGTTTGCCCAGGTCAGAGCCCTGTTTTTTGCGCAGGTGTCCGAATGCCCATCCGCGCATGTTCCATTTTTTCTCTCTACCCCGAGGGGCTGGGTGGGGCACCACACCTGTAGCCGGGAGGAGGTGGCCCGGTGGCCGAGGTCAAGACCCACGGGCAGTCCGGCTACCGGCGCGGCTGCAAGTGCGCGGTGTGTCGAGCCGGGCACGCCGAGTCCGTCGCTCGCTGGCGTGCTCGCCGTCGTGAGCGCGACGCCGCGGAGCGCGGGCCGGCGGAACCCCCCGCAGAGTCCGCGCCCCTTGCTCCGCTCGAGTCGGTCCCGACGATCGACCTCGCGGCCGAGCCCGGACCACTCGAGCTGGCATTCGCTGAGGACCTCGAGAACCCAGCGTCGAAGGTTGCGTTCCAGCGCACCCTCATCGGACTGGCGAAGTACAACGCGCGCGTCCTCGACCAGGTGCCCACGCACGGCCGCATGGATCTCGTCTCGCCGGTGCAGCTGCGGCTCCTCGAGGTGCTCCAACGTCTCGGCATCCTGGGGTTCGCTGGGCTGAACGACGACTCTGACCCGGAGACGGCCGCCGCGAATGCGGCTGCCGCGGCGCTCGCGGAGATCCTCAACTCGGCCGATGGCTAGCCAGATCGAGGCGACGCCTCGGTTCTTCACCGAGCGCAACCCCGCTCGGTCGACCACGGGCGGGCAGGTCGCGAAGATCGGTCGTCTTCTCGACTCGCGCGGCCGGCCCTTCATGCCGTGGCAGCGCATGCTCGCCGACGTGGCCGGCGAGATCGACACGACGTCGGGCTTCCCGTGGTACCGCCGCATCATCGTGATCGTCCCTCGGCAGGCCGGCAAGACCACCGAGGTGCGGGCCCAGGCGACGCACGCCTGCCTCGTCTTCGAGCGCGTGAAGATCCGCTACACCGCGCAGACGCGACTCATGGCGGCCGCGCGGCTCGAGCAGGACTTCTACGAGCCGATCAAGGCGAGCCCGCTGAACGCTCTCCTGAACCACCGCATCGGGTCGCGCCGGCGAGGGCAACCGGGGTTCTCCGCGAAGCCTGGCGCCGAGGCGATCCACTTCGGCAACGGGTCGATCTGGGGCGTTGACGCCGTCAAGGACGAGTCAGGTCACGGCCCATCTCTGCGCCGCGGCTTCATCGATGAGGCGTTCGCGCACCAGGACGCGAGGGTCGAGCAGGCGATGGGTCCTGCGATGATCGCTGATCCCGAGGCGCAGCTCTGGGTCACCTCGGCCGCGGGCACGTGGAAGTCGAAGTACTTGCGCTCGCAGGTCGACGCGGCGCGATCGCGTGCCGAGGTCGAGGCAAACCGCCCGCTGCACGAGCGCTCGTCGCGCACCCTGTTCCTCGAGTACTCCGCCCCCGAGGACGCGGACCGGGACGACCCGGCAACGTGGCTCGGCTGCCATCCGGCGATCGGGCACACGATCCGCCTCGAGGACATCGCCGCCGAGCACGAGGCGTGGGCGCACAAGCCCGAGGAGTTCGACCGCGCCTACCTCGGCTGGTGGCCCGAACGCTCGGCCGCGGAGTGGGTCATCCCGGAAGGCGTCTGGAGCGAGAACGCCGCCGAGCCTGACCAGACCGTCTGGCACGGCGAGCCCGTGTGGTCGATCGACGTCGCGCCCACCCGCGACGCCGCGTCCATCGGGATGGCCGGCCGTGCACTCGAAGGCCGCGTCTTCGTCGACGTCGCGGACACCCGCTTGGGCCCGCCCACGTGGTGCGTGGACCGCCTCGGCGAGCTGCGTAGCCGCTGGGGCGGCACCCACGTCGGACTCATCGACGCGGCCCGTTCCCTGCGCGACGACCTCGAGTCCGCCGGTTTCACCGTGCACCTGCTCTCGGCCTCCGACCGGATGGACGCGTGCGGCGGCTTCTACGACGACGCGCACGACCACAAGCTCCGGCACGTCCACGACCCCGACCTCGACGGCGCGCTCGCCTCGGCCGCGAAGCGGTTCATGACCCAGGAGGGCGGGTTCGTCTGGACTCGCGGTCGCTCGCTGATGGACATCACCCCGCTGTACGCCGCGACGGTCGCCCGCTTCGTGTGGCTGCGGGTTGCCCCGCCCGACTACGAGACCGGCGACTCGCTCGGCTAGGAGGACTCCCGTGCCCACTCGCCTCCCCCGGCACCTCATCACCGACGTGCTCGAGATCGTCGCGCTGCTGCTGCTCATCTGCGCGATGGCGCTCATCTCCGGCAACGTCGTCGTCCTGTGGGCCGGCGGCGAGCTCGCGCCCGTCGCGTGGCTGTGGCCGGCGCGGCTCGGCGCGGCCGGAGTGCTCCTCATGGGCGCCTCGGCCCTCGTCGTCGGTCGTGCTCGGAGGTCCGCGTGAGTCTCTTCTTCGGCTCGCCCGAGACCCGCGCCCTCGACGACGTGGGCTTCTTCGGCGATGACGTCACGCTCGGCGGTGGGATGAAGGGCGCTCTGCGCCTCATCCCGGTCTACGCCGCGACGTCGCTCATCGCTGACTCGCTCTCCACGTTGCCGTTCCACGCGTTCCAGGACACGGCCGACGGCGGTCGCATGAAGCTCGCCACGCAGCCGCGGCTGGTGGCCGCACCCCAGGTGACCGGCGGCCGCATCGCGTGGGTCCACCAGGCGGTCGTCTCGATGCTCTTGCGGGGCAACGCGTACGGGTACATCACCCGGTTCGACTCGCTCGCCTACGCCGAGCAGGTCGTCTGGCTCCACCCCGACCGGGTGTCCGTCGACGAGACGAAGTCGCTGCCGGCCTACCGGTACAAGGGCCAGCTGCTCGACCCGGCCCGTGTCGTCCACATCCCCGCGTTCACGGTCCCCGGGTCATGCGTGGGGCTGTCCCCGATCGCGCTGTTCGCCGAGCAGTTCCTCAAGTCGGTGCGCGCCCAGCGCTTTGCGAGCGACTTCCTGCGCCGCGGCGTCGCACCCCCGGGCATCCTGCGCAACAAGGCGAAGGTCCTCGAAGCCGGTGACACGGCGATCGCCAAGCGGCGCTTCAAGGAGGCGGTCGCGGGTCGCGATATCTTCGTCACCGGGAACGACTGGGAGTGGGAGTCGCTCACGGTCTCCGCGGGCGAGGCGATGTTCCTCGAGGCGATCGAGGCCGGGGCGACGGAGATCGCGGCGATCTTCCGCGTCGCTCCCGAAGACATCGGCGGCAAGACGGGGCACTCGCGCCAGTACTCCACGCTCGTGATGGAGATGCAGAAGTTCTCCTCGCGCACCCTACTGCCGTGGACTGCGCGCCTCGAGGAGGCGATCTCCGAGCGCATGCGGCCAGGGACCTACGCCCGGTTCAACCTCGACGCGATCGCGCGCGCGGACCTCAAGACGCGCATGGAGACCCACGAGATCGCGCTGCGCACCGGCATGGAGACCCTCGACGAAGGACGTGCGCTCGAGGAGAAGCCTCCGCTCACCGCGGACCAGCTGGCGCAGTGGCAGAGCTTCCACGGCCGTCAGCTCCAGCAAGCCCCAGCACCCAGCCCCCAGGAGAGGTCACAGCCATGACGACCCGGACGCTCGAGGTTCGCAGCGCCGCCCTCGGGGCGGTCGAGCTGCGGGCAGCAGCCGAGAACCAGATCGGCACCCTGCACGGCTACGCGGCCGTGTTCAACCGCTACTCCCAGAACCTCGGCGGCTTCGTCGAGGTCGTGGACCCGGCGTGCTTCAACAAGTCGCTCGCCGACGACGTGCCGGTGATGGCCCGGTTCAACCACAACGACAACCTGCTGATCGGCACCACGGAGGCGAACACCCTGCGGCTCGAGGTCGACGGCACGGGCCTCGCCTACGACGTCGACCTGCCCGACACGAGCACCGGCCGTGACCTGCACGCGCTCGGGAAGCGCGGCGACATCCGCTACTCCTCGTTCGCGTTCTACACCGTCCACGACGAGTGGGGCGTGACCGAGCAGGGCTTCCCCCTGCGGATCCTCCGCTCCGTCCAGCTCGTCGACGTCGCGCCCGTCGCGAACCCGGCGTACCGCGACACGACCGTCGCCGTGCGCTCCCTGTGCGAGCGCCTCGGCGTGGAAGTCGAAGAGATTCCTTCGCTCGAGCCCGACGAGCTGCGCTCGCGACTCGTCGACGACGCCGGGTCGGCGCAGGACCGTGAGGAGCCCCCGGCGCCTCACGCCACCATGGCGCTGCGCTCGCGGCTCCTCGAGCTCGAGGCGCTGCGCTAGACCCTGCGTCACCCCTGGGGCAGCGAGCCACGCACCCCGACCTCGGCAGTACCCGCTCCTGGGCAGCGTGCCCCGCACCCAGACCCCATCGTTCAGTCCCACATCACCCCAGGAGGGGCAATGTCCCACGCACTCATCAACCAGCTCACCGAGACCCGCCAGCGGGTCTGGAACGAGACCAAGGCCCTGCTCGACACCGCGGCCGAGGCCAAGCGTGACCTCACGGCCGAGGAGGAGCAGACCTACCAGCGGCTGAGCAACGAGCTCACCGAGACCCGCGCGCGCATCGACTCGATCCTCGAGATCGAGGCCGAGAACCGCGCGGCCGAGGAGGCGCTCGCGGAGATCGGCGCCAACCGTTCCGGTGGCGAGCCCGACGAGAACGACCTCGGCGTCCAGCTGCGCTCCTTCCTGCGGGGCGAGCGCAGCGGGGTCGAGATCTCGGCCGAGGCCATGAAGGCGCCGTGGAAGCGGGCCCTGCAGAAGGGCACCGCCTCCGAGGGCGGCAACACCGTCGCCACCTCGTTCCACGACCACCTCGTCGAGCACCTGGTGGAGTCCTCGGGTCTGCTGCAGCTCGGTCCCACCGTGCTCAACACGACCTCCGGCGAGATGATCGAGGTGCCGGTCACCACGAGCCACGGTGCCGCGGCGGCCGTGGCCGAGGAGGCGAGCATCACCGGCACCGACCCGGCGTTCGCCAAGCGCACCCTCGGGGCGTTCAAGTTCGGCCAGCTCGTCACGGTCTCCAAGGAGCTCGTCGACGACACGGCGGTCGACCTCGAGGGCTACATCGCGCGGATCGCCGGCCGCAACTGTGGCCTGGCCCTCGGCGGGAAGCTCATCACGGGGGCTGGCACGACCGAGCCGACCGGTGTGCTCACCACGGCCACGGCGGGAAAGACGGGTGCGGCGGGCGCGGCCGGTGTGTTCGAGGCGGACGACCTGATCGACCTGTTCTTCTCGGTCATCGCGCCGTACCGCAACTCCCCGTCGGCGGGCTGGCTCGTCAAGGACGCGACGCTCGGCGCGATCCGCAAGCTCAAGGACGACGCCGACCGCTACCTGTTCGAGCCGGCCGCGACGTTCGGCGCTCCGGACACCCTCCTGGGCAAGCAGATCAAGACGGACCCGACGATGCCCGCCGTCGCCGCGACCGCGAAGTCGGTCGCCTTCGGTGACTGGTCGGCGTACTTCGTCCGGCTGGCCGGCGGCGTCCGCTTCGAGCGGTCGGACCACTTCGCGTTCGGCTCCGACCAGATCACGTTCCGCGCCATCGTGCGCGGCGACGGGCTCCTGGCCGACCAGACGGGCGCGATCAAGACGTTCACCGGTGGTGCGACCAACGCCTGATCGTCGACCGGTGGGGTCGCGTCGCTACTCCCGGCGACGCGACCCCACCGCACCAATCATCCCCACCACAGGAAGGCACCGTCATGGCCCCCCAGTACACCGTCCGGGCGCAGATCTCGGGTACACGCAACGGCGAGGACTGGCCCGCCCCGGGCAGCACGATCGAGCTGCCCGAGGACGAGGCGAAGGACTACCTCGCGGCCGGGATCATCGCCACACCCACCGACGAGTCGGACACCTCCAAGGCCGAGGAGCCCGCCAAGCCGACCGGCAACAAGGCGGTCGGCAAGGGCCGCGGCCGCGGACGAGGCAAGGCCAAGGCGCCCGAGACGGCCACCGCCCCCGCCCCCGAGACGGCCACGGCCGCGGGCACCACCGAGAACAGCGCGACGCCGGAGGCCTCCGACGACGCCCAGCCGCAGATCTGACCGATGGGCTGGCCCATCACCGCCGC